TCGGAATTAGCACCAACTTTTACAACAGCAACTTTACCTGATAACCTAGCTAATCTTTTTTCATTATTAACTACAATACCTGGGTGTTTAGCTGTTTTAAGTTTAGCTTTTATATCTTCAATTAAATCTTTTACCTCTTCACTCACATCATGAACTTGCAATATGGTTTCATGCTCACTAGTTATTGTTTTCTTACATTCACCAAGTTGCTCAGGTTGTATTAAATCAATATCATCTCCAAGATCTTCATTAATAACTGTAGCACCTGTAAGTAACGCTAAATCTTCTAGTGTTTCTTTTTTATTTACACCATAAATGGGTGCATCGATAACATTTACTTTAATATTACCTTTTATTTTGTTCATTGCTAAAGCTGACATAACTTGTTGATCAATATCAGCAATAATAAGTAATGATCTTTTATTCTTTATAGCATACTCTAAAACACTTTGTATTTTTCTTACATTTTCAACCTCTGACTCTACGATTAAAACTAAAGGTTTATCTAGTTCAGCTGTTTTAGTATCTTGATTAGTTACAAAATGTATATTTTTTAATCCTCTATCATATTGCACGCCATCAATAGTTTCAAAATTAGTTTCTGGTAAATCAGAAACCTCTAGCATCACTACACCTGTTTGATCAACTGATCTAAAAGCATCTGCAATAATTTTACCAAGTATAGGATCATTATTTGTAGATATTGTAGCAACTTGATCTATCATATCACCATCTACTGGTGTTACTATAGAATCTAAGTAATCAACTACTTTGTTTGTAGCCGTAAGTATACTTTCTTTTACTTCTCTTGAGTTTTCTTTTGTTATTACTTTGTATGCTTCACTTAGTATAGCATGAGCCAATACGGTTGCTGTAGTGGTTCCATCACCTGCTTCACTAACAGTTTTCTTTGCGGCTTGTTTAAGTAATGTTGCTCCCATGTTTTCAACAGGATCAAGAAGTGTAATAGCTTCAGCTACAGTTACACCATCTTTTGTAATAATAGGTTGACCAGTACTATCTTCTAACATAACACATTTGCCACTAGCTCCTAGTGTGGAGCTAACGGCTTGTGTAAGTTTTGTAATACCAGCAAACACATTGTTTTTAGCATCCGAACCAAAGTTCAGATTTTTTACAATTGCATTTGACATAATTTAATTTAATTTGATTTGATTGATTGATATTATTTAAACGTCTTAACTACTTTAGGTCCTTTTAAGAAATCTACTTTTTTACCATAGTGATCAACACTACCATCAATAGCAGTTTCAGCGGCTTTCATAGTTTCACGCCTTGTTACGTCTATCCATTTTTCGCAACACGGATCTTTTTTAGGATCACACGTGCAATTTGGGTCTTTGTACTCGGTTTGAAAATAACCATTAGGTAACTGAACAATTCTCCAGTTTTTCTTTTTAGCTAAATGCTTCCAATATTTAATAGTTTCTTCGGTAATTTGTGGTTGTTGGGGTTGGCCCATACTTGAGCTCAACGAATAAAAATAAGTCATTGTTTTTAGGTTTTAAGGGTTAAACATTATTTTATAGGTTTATGTCACTACCACAGTGACATAGGTTTAGTTATACTATCACTTGTTTTTTTACAAACTTACACTATTCTTCCACAGGTGGTACCGGTGGTGCAGGTGGGTTTTGCCATGTAAAGTATAAATCTTCGTTAACAGGTGTAATTTCTTTTTGAATAGTAGCTTCAATACTGGATTGCATAGACGGTACGTTTAGCACACCTTCAAGCCATCCAATTACTACGTTTTCAAAAGCTTCAGTGTCTTCGTAAGGTATAAAAGGATCTCCTTTTACATAAGTAAAACTTGTAGCACCTATTTGACTTGCTGAGTAAATTTTTCCACTAACATCTTCTGATCCAGAATACGTCCAGTGTACTGTAAAAATCACATTGTCCTCGCCTTCAGCTTGGATATGTGCATTCATTTGGTTAATTGTCCATTTGTAAGTTATTGCCATTTTATTTGTTTTTTAATATTTCTATTTCTGCTTTTAGTTCTTGTATTGATTTCATCAAAGCATACATCATATCAGTTGAATAAACAGTTTTTAATTCTATTCCATCTTCTGGAGTTTCTCCAAAACCATCATTGTTTACAAGTTCGGGTGCTATAGCTTCGACTTCTTGTGCAATTACACCTAAATTTTTATCAGTTCCTTCTGGTTCATCTTTGTAATTAAATAATCTTACTGGAATAGAACATATTTTATCTAAATAATTGCCAGAATCTTCAATATTATTTTTTACTCTTTCATCTGATAGGTTTACATTATTTGATGAATAATTGACAATACCTCCATTGTTTAATATATAAAATCTAAATCCATTAAATGTGGCATTTGTATTATAATGATGAAAACTTGAATAACCATTTCCTGTACTTGTGTTTACTACTTCTCCAAAATAAGGTACATTTGCATCATCAATATATTTAAAACCAGGGTCAGATGTTAAAGAAGCTGTTGTGTTTCCTAACAAAATATGTCCCCCAGATGTTATACGCATTTTTTCTGTCAAAGTAGAACCTGCACTTGTGTAAAATAACATATCATTATCAATAGCATAATTAGAAGTACTTGATGAGGCTATTTTAACACCTCTATTTGGGTCGCCATCAGTACAATGTAATAATATACTTGTTCCGTGTCCTGTTCCTGCTGCATTAATTGGATTCACAAGTTGTAATCCTGTAACTATACCTGCAGATGATTCGTGAGTTCCAACAAGACTCCCAGTGCTTCTTATACGCATTTTTTCTGCAGCACCAGTAACAAATTGCAAATTATTAGAACTATGTTGATAACGTACTTGACCTTGATAACCAGCAAAACCATCACCATCACCAAATAACAAATAACTATATCCTCCACTACCTGATATTATACTTATTGATGCACTTTCAGCTGTAGCAGATTCGTTTCCTACTATAAAACTTTTACCATTTTCACCAACAGCATTTCCACTTGGGTTTGAATTTGCTATTCCTACGTTTCCAGAACTGTCTATTAATATAGCTTCCGTTCCTGCTCCAAAAGTATCACTATTTACTCTTAAAGATAATTGCCTTGTGTTTGGTGCTTGTAGAATTGTTTTATTTGCTGAATCATCCCATCCAAAGAAACCACCAACTCCACCTCTTAAAGCTAATACAAAATCTGAAGCTGCAGTAGTTCCTACTGTTACATTTCCTGTAAAAGTTGAGTTTTGGTCTGAATCTATTGTAAGGGCAGTTGTATCTTCTGTATTAAATTTTAATGGTATTCCTGTATGTACTGCTGATAAAACTACATTTGAAGCATTAGCAAATAAATACCCCCTTTTTACTCCTGCAGTTTCCATATTAAGTAAAGAACCAACTGATGCACTTGTTGAATTAATGGCTAAAGTTTTTCCAGTTGAACCTAAATTATAAGCATCAGGGTCATCAGTTCCTATTCCTACGTTTCCTGACTCATCAATAACCATTCTATTTGAAACAGTACCTCCACTAATAGTTTGAAAATACATAGTAGCATTATCATTAGAACTTGTATTTTGTAAAGTTTTTATTCCACCGTAAACATTACCTTGCCTTCCAAATGTTAAACCTCCACCTCTACCTGCAGAAGCACTATTGTTTTCATCTATTGATAACACTGCCCTTGTATCGCCAGTTGCTACTGGAGAACCATCTATATCAATTCTTCCTGCAAAAGTTGCGTTTCCAGAACTGTTTATCTCAAGTTTATTAGCGGCTAAAGCACCTACTGAAACTCTAAAAGAACCTTGTGCGGCATTAATCACAGTTCCATACCCATCAGATCCATCAGTAGAATATATGTTTGTAGTAACTGTACCATCTTGTTCTTTAAATACAATAGCACCACCTCTACCATTAGCAGAAGTTCCTTGTAAAGTAATTGTTGGGACACCACTACCAAAACTAGAAGGTGCTGCTCCTATAGCAAAATTTCCAGATTGTAAAGTTCCTGCAAAAGTTGCATCTCCACCACCGTTTATTGTTAATCTATCACCTACACCATTTTTTGTGATAATAAAACTATCTGAACTTGTACTTCTAAGCCTATAAATAGAAGCGCTTGTAGAGTTTAAAGCTATTTCAGAATTTGCTCCAGCAGCTTCAATTAAAAAATTAGGATCCGTCGTTCCTACACCCACATATCCTGTTGTTTGCTCTACAACGAATTTACCGTTTATATTTGATAATGATGCCATTATTTACTTTTAAGTATTATAAGTTACTGAAATTGAATTTATGTTTACCTCTATAGAAAAAGTATCATAATTAGTTTGTCTATTTGGTGTAAACCTTAAAGAAGTTCCAGATATAGAAAAAGTACCTGCGCTAACAGCACTTCCTAAGGTTGTATGATTTATTATAGAAGATCGCAAACCGATCAAAGCTGTACTTAATTCTACAGTTGCTAAAGCTTCAGTAAATTGAGAATAATTAGCGCTAAAACCTCTACCATGCATTTTAATGTGAACTGAAACCTGAGGATATGAACCTGTTGCTGTTGTATTAGAAAACAAAACTATATCTGGGTTGTTAAAGCTTGATTGGGCATTTTGAAATCTAAAAACACATAACCTGTTTGCACCAATAATTTTTAATTGTTTAAAATCTCCATCACCTATATCTAATTTAGCTTGAGGCGAAGTCGTACCGATCCCGACGTTGCCATCATTTTTAATAAACATAGCGTTAGTATTAATACCACCAGCATTATTACCTGTATCAAATCCTAAACCGCCATTATCTATTCCTTGTATTCTACCTAAAGTTCCTCCAGGATTTGTAAATGAAATTAATGCATCTAAACCATCTGTTGAATTATGTAATTTTAGTAAATCTTCAGATGTATTTTCCACTACTAGTCTGTAACCTGTAGGGCTAGCCGTCCCAATCCCGACGTTTTTATTAGTGTCAATAGTTAATGCGTGGTCAGCAACAGTTACTGAATTATTATTAACGCTTGAATTAACCGCAAGTATCATTTTTCCATTACCAAAAGAACCTGAAATTCTTTCAAAGAATATTCCACCTTTTATTCTTAAATCTCCATCTGCTTCTCCACCTTCTCCTCTTAATCCAATCCCCGCGGTGTGGCCAACAGTATCACTAGCACTAGAAACTAAAATTTGCATTTCACTTGCACCTCCTGTTCCTTCAATGTGCAATTTCTTTTGTGGTGTAGCCGTTTCGATCCCGACGTTGCCGCCAATTAATAAAGCAGCATAATTTGTGGACGCACCCTCTACATTAATTTGCAAACCAATATTTTTTGATGCACCAACTCCAAAAGCACCACCTTGAAATCCCCAGTTTGTTCCAGATGTAGTGGAGTTAACCGCTTGTATGGCTCTATTATTAGTGGTAGTTCTAACTTCTAGTTGATAATTAGGCGAATCAGTTCCGATTCCGACGTTTCCAGAAGTATCTATAACAAAATCATTACCTGTTAAATCATTTGCAATATTAAATTTTCCATTTCCAACGTGACCTACACCAATATAATAATCAGCATAACCAAA